GTGCGATTTTGCTTAGAGTCCGAAGACTGGGGTGCCTTAAGGAATTGTCTATGACTCATCAAGTACCATGGACTTAGGGTTTGATAGGAGGGTTCATTAGGAGGGGAAAAATAACAGGATAGTTGCTTGTCACGGGGTTAAGGACTCTCAAATAGTAGATCAAAACCGTGGTCCTACATCAAATAGGCCGACGTCACCAGTGGCGGGGCAGCAGTATTACGATTCAACATTAGGGCTGCCTATTTGGTGGAATTCAGTTAGCGGCACATGGAAGAGAGCAGATGGTGTAGATGCATAACAGAAAACTGGTGAAAATTCACCCGTGTGTTTAATCCAAGCCTCAATCGATCGATACTTGCGGTAGTTGATGAGAAAAACTCTGGCACACAAAGCTTTGCGCTATTCGAAGGTGGTTAAAGCTGATCACTCCACCTTTTCATCAAGCCAGTCCGCCCACCACTGCATCATTTCTCTGCGCTTATCGAGATACTGAGCATGGTTGTAAATTCCGCGCACAGATCCGCCGTTGGCATGTGCAAGTTGCACTTCAATAGCATCAGCAGGCCATTCGTGCTCGTTCATAATCGTGCTGAATTCATGCCTGAATCCGTGACCGCTTTCCAGGCCCTCATAGCCGATTCGTTTGATCACAAGTAATACCGCGTTCTCGCAGATTGGCTTCTTCTTATCGTTGCGCCCGGAAAAAACAAACTCTGATACTTGTTTGGTGATTGAGCTTAGCGTAGTGAGAAGTTCAATCACCTGGTCTGACATAGGAACAACATGAATTTTGCGTCCCTTCATCACACTGGCGTCGATGGTGATAATCCTGTTTTCAAAATCGACGTTCTTCCATTGCATGGAGCGAAGCTCTTTCGTTCTTAGGGCTGTGTAGCGTAAAACTTTGGTCGCAATGAGCGATACGATACTTCCTGAAAATGTTGCCAGTGCTTTGTTGAATGCCGGGATCTGGTCGGCAGGTAAAAATGGGAAGTTCTTCTTGCGGTATCCCTTCATGGCGTCTGCAAGGTCAGGTGCCGGGTTGTATTTAGCCCTTCCGGTGACAATAGCGTAACGGAAAACTTCGCCGCATCTTCTGCGGGCTTTGTTGGCTCGCTCCATTGCACCGCGATCTTCAAACCTGCGGATTACTTCCAGCAGTTGCATCGGCTCAATATCCTGAATCTCAAGACCGCCGATGATGGGTAAAATGTCGTCATCAAACATTTTGGCAAGTTCAGTCGCATAGCCTACTGACCAGACTTGCTTCTTGTGCTCGTACCATTCTTTGTAAATCGCACTAAAGGAATTGTTGTTAGACGAAGCCTTTTTCGCCTTTACCGGATCGATGCCAACCGAGATGTCTTTCCTCGCAGTCCATGCCTTATCCCTTGCCTCCTGCAAAGTCATTAGCGGATATTTTCCTACGGTCAGGACTTTCTCCTTACCGTCAATCTTGTAGCGAAGCTGCCATACCTTTTTCCCGGATACAGGGACATAAAGGTACAGGCCATTACCATCTAGAAGGCGGTATGGTTTTTCTTTCGGCTTTGCTGCTTCAATCTGCTTAACGGTGAGCATGGGTAAAAATCCGGTGGGTAAAATTATTTTATCCACTTTTTACCCGTCATGGAGTGCGGCTGTCAACGATCTGAAGCGAACCATGACGAACTGTGAATCTACTGAAGGCTTGATATTCAGGGGATTTTGCGGACTGGTACGGATGGGAGCGAACTGATAAATGGTGTCCCCTGCAGACATCTACTTGAAGCAGCAGGGGATTGATTGGAATGGTGTTTTTTAGATGTGAGAAATATTTTACCCGCTATTTTACCCATTGGCGCGGCTTAAGAGCTTATTTTTGAATTCACAATGGTCACGATATAACCATCTTGCTCGCCCGTGGATAACTTTGGCTTTTGGCAGGTCGCCGGACTTAATCCGGTCATAGATGAAGGTTTTACCGAAGCCAGTATCGGCCATGATGAATTTCAAATCAACCAGTGAATCAGGTTGTAGTTCGTGTTGCATGAGTGCTATCTCCGAATAGGGAATCGAACCTGCAAATCAGGCAAGAAAAAACCGCCATCAGGCGGCTTGGTGTTCTTTCAGTTCTTCAATTCGAATATTGGTTACGTCTGCATGTGCTATCTGCGCCCATATCATCCAGTGGTCGTAGCAGTCGTTGATGTTCTCCGCTTCGATAACTCTGTTGAATGGCTCTCCATTCCATTCACCTCTGACTCGGAAGTGCATTTATCATCTCCATAAAACAAAACTCGCCGTAGCGAGTTCAGATAAAAGAAATCCCCGCGAGTGCGAGGATTGTTATTGTCTTTTCTTCGTGCATTTGTCGCACTTTCGGCACCATCCAGATAGGCACATCCGTCCGCAATTAACACATATAGGCCACATCATTTTTCCTCTTTTGGTTTATGAATCTGAATGGTCATGCCGCTTTGAGTGGTGACTACAATGACAGAACCAGGCTGAAGGCTGTTAAGATTGAATGCTTCGTAAAACGAATCCAAGGCCAGCGCTTTTTTATTCTTTCGGTTCCACCAACGCCATCCCTTGCTACAGGCTACACTGACAATCCACTGCCCACTCCTGTAAGCCATATAAAACCAGATGAGCAAAACCTGAAGGAATGCTATCCAGTCAATAATCGTATATTTCGCGAAGGAGTCCATCACTTCACCTCCTGCTGCGGTGCTGCTGGCATTTCACGCCAGTGCGTAACTGAGTGCGGATCCGGATATTCGGTGCCATCATCCCAGCGATTGCCATTCCACATTGCAGACCACATCTCACCGTCTTCATACATGACCATTACCGGAATTAACTTATCCGGCATTCGCTCACTACAGCTTATCCAACCATCCGGAGTTACCGGAACTTGCGGAATGGCTGTCTGCTCTCGAACGTCATTAGGCGCTATAGGTTCTGCTGCCAACTGACTGGCATATTTGTTAATGGTAACGATAAGCTCTTGCTCAGCCTCATCCAGACAATCACCGATACCTCGCCTGTCACCGTCAAAATCATCGAAATCGGCACGAATCTTGGCAACCTTCTGGATTGCGGACAACACCTCACTAGGAATTACCGGATAGTTGGTTGACGTTTCCGCGATTTCACGAAAATTATTGGTTGACGAATTCTTGTTTTCCCGAAAGTTTCCGGACTGAAACATGGCTGCGCGATAGGCGTTCCAGCCGACAGCTTTTCCGTGTTCAAACGCGCTGTCAAAGTCATCATCCATTTCCATCGCATCAGGCACAGATACCGTCTCTGGAGGGGCGGCGTAAAGCGGAGTTACGGTAATTTCGTATTCGTTAATATCTTCATCGCTGATAGATGCATCAAAGCTTAAAAAGCCAGGTCTACCGAGACCACGGGCCTGTGCGTCCTGGATGATGTACGCCACAGCCTCAGCTTCGAGCGATGCCAGTGCGATACGCGCCAGCTCCCTTTCTTCTGACGCGGTTGGCTCAGGACCGTTGCCGAGGAAAATTTCTTGTGCGCGCTTTTTGGTAATTGTGCTCATGATGTCTCTCCTTTACCGGCTGCGGCGCGGTCTATGCGTTCAATTTCGGCCAGAATAAGTGCGCCAGCTTTCACAAGGTCACGACGCGGCCCAGATTGCTTCCACCAATCAGGAGCCCACGGCCAATGCGCTGGCGTTGAGAGGCCTTGATTGTGTGCGTTAATCGCATAGCAAGCTGCAGCATCTGCCAGCTCACTGTTTTGATAGGCGTCGTCATGCTCCGATGTCCAACCCTCAACAGCCCTCTGCCGCTGACGTTCTGATATCACATCCAGAAGTGCAGGATTGAACGCCAGCACCTCCAGTTCAGCAATCCGCTTCTCTGCGGCTTCCAGCTTCTCGCGCATATCGTCAACGTACTCGACCAGAGATCCGCCAGCAGGAATTTCGCATTCCTCGACCAGTTGGAAGTAGATATCAGCTGCGGCCCGTGTGTTGCTATGCCTAGCGTCGCCCATCTCACCTTCACGAAGAGCATCGCGTTCGGCGGTAAGATTGGCTATTTTGCTGTCTTTGCCTTCCAGCTCAACGCGCAGCCTCCCAACCGTAAGCGCAATATCCTCGTTCTCCTGGTCGCGGCGTTTGATGTATTGCTGGTTTCTTTCACGTTCATCCAGCAATGCCAGCGCGATATCTGGCGAAAAGTGCTTCATAAAATCGTTAAGCGCATTAATTCGCTGATCGAAAGGCATTACAGGTGCTTCACCAGCAATTTTTGTTTTTTCAGCGATTTCACGAAGCTTTTGATAATCAATCTTGCTCACTGGTTGCCTCCTTTGCGAAGCTCTGCAGCGAAATATACAGCTGCGGAAACAATAGCTGCATGTCGGTACTCACCATCAGAAAATAAAGAATCTCCCTTAAGTGCATTGACGATACTCTGATGATTTTTTGCCAGCATCTCCACGCCCTGCGCCCGTACTTCAGCCAGAAAAGCATCGGTGGCTTGGGTTTCGATATCGTTAATTTCAGGAAGAATCTCTTCCCATGTAGCGATATCGCCATTCAAATGCCATCCGGCAATTCCACTGGAGTTATCCGCAACACTCCGAACGGCTTCAATAGTTTCATGCATTGCCGCATTCTCCGCTGCCAGCGCCGCGCACTTGGCCTCCGCTTCAGCAAATTTACGCACCAGATACTCAGCATTTGTTTCGTTAACCTTTAAATCACTTGGGATGCATTTACCTTTCAGGAATCCATCCATCTCAATTAGTGACATTTGTTTCATTTTTTCCCACTCCTCCACATCGCATTCAGATATTTGTTGTCATTAACAGAACCGAAACTATTTCTCTTAAGAAATTCCTCTCTCGATGGCATTGGCTTTACGCGTTGGCGAATAATCATTTCTGCCGGAAGAATGCCGGGATTGTATGCAAGTCCTCTCATGATTTACTCTCCACGAACTTGTCAATAGCCATGCTAAGTGACACACCTAAAGTCTCGATATGTTGCTGAATATCCTGTAGCGTCTGCGCCTGAGATAACAGGATTTCACGGTTGCATAACTCTTTGACCAGATGCTCAAACTTGCTGTAATAACCGATACGACTTAGTGTTTCTTTCCCTGCATTCTCGCCTTCTTTGATAATTCCTCTTTCGCTAAGAATCAGGTCGTGTTTGGTTCCGGTAATAACGTATTTTCCGAGGTCGATGTTTAGCTTCATTGTTTTCATTGTTAATTCCTCAGTCATTACTGATAGCGCCATAGCGTGAGCGGTAATTACGCAGGCGTGGGTCGATATATTCAGGGAAGTGGGTATATGTGGCTTTGCGGAATGGTCGGATTGATGTCTGGTAAATTCGCTCTCGTTCTTCTTTCTCTGCAAGCCATATACAGTGGCGAAATTCCTTTTCCTCTTTCGTTTCCTGCGGTAGCGACATTATCCGATCGTAGTTTTTTCTGAATTTATCCAGCACCTCCGATACGGAATTGCCGGAACAGCGGCGCGGGTCATCCGCACCATACAGAGGCGCTGGCATAATTAAATCCTTATTTTTCTAAATCAGAATGGGATGGAATCGTCGTATACAGGAGTGTTCTGCTGGTTACTACTTTGCTGCTGCGGGCCATTTCCTGAAGCTGCAAATCCAATCTTTGCATTCAGTAATTCAAGAGTGATTGATTGACCATTTTGCCCCTGATAAACATCAACCCTGATGTTTTCTCCGGTAATTTCCACAATGCCACCTTCAACAAGAACACTACGGTAGTAATCCGCTTGCGCTCCCGGCTTGGCAAATACAACGGCGCTGTAGTTTGTCCATTCTTTCTTTTTTGTCTGGCGATCGTAATACTGAACGCCAGCACGGATGTTGAATCCGATATTTTCCCCGGCCTGAAACTCTCTTGCGGGCTTGTTTAGTCTTACAGTAATCGAATGTGCCATTAAGCAGCCGCTCCTTCTAATTCGTCTCGTCTGATGTTGTAAACGTCCTGCGCTTTGTGCTGCTCCGGTGTGCCTTCGAGCAGCTTCCACGCTTTGGCGAACGCCTGTTTAAGCTCTTCTACGGTGTTTTTCTGCATTGCTGCGTCAGTGAATGCTTTTAGAACCTGTTCAGGTGTAGGTGATGGTTTTGATTGCTTTGCTGCTGCGTTCTGCTGATGTTTATGCTCGTCTGTATCTGCATCTTTCGCATCATCTATGCCGAACAAACCATTGAGGCAATACTTGCGTGCATAAGAGCTTGTAGCTCCCGTAACTTGTGCAGAATCCATTCCTTTCTTGCTTTCTTCCTCTCGTGCTAGTGCGGTTGCCGTATGACTGTTTTCGCCATCGGTAATAGTTGCCGTGGCTTTCACATAATACCGATCACCAATCAACACAACTTCATCGCTGATTGATAAAAACAGGCCATTCAGTAACGGCTTAACGCCTTCAAGAATGTCTTCGCAGCTTCTGTATTTATATTTTCCGAATGAGTTGTACTGATTCTTTGGCGCGTTCAGATTCTCCTGAATAGCTGCCAGTCTTGCGTAAAATTCTTTGCTCATATGATTGTTCTCAGAATGGACATGGCCCAAGGAAATAACGCTGATTTAATACTTCAGTCTTTGCCGCATTTAAAAATACGCGAACACCTTCACGATCTCCCTTCTGGCGATACATTAACGCCTGCTGCGTGTACATGCGTCTCTGTAACTTGCTCTCCTTCACTGTGGTTGCAAGTGACATGAATATCTCCTTCGTTACCGATTAATTCTTTCATCTGACGAATGAATTCTTCGTCTGACCAGTTATCTGTAAAACTCATTTCCTGCGATACCACGGAAGGTTGATAGCTGATTTCATCGCTTTATTTGCTTCAATCCACATTTTTGAATCACCAATAAATCTGGCTATTACTGCTTTGTTCTGTGCTGCACGAAGCATCTGGTGATTGATGGCTATTTCATTGCGCATAATAAGACCTCAACTCTTTTCCATCCGTCACGTAATTTACGGGTGATTCGTTCAAGTAAAGATTCATTTAGTTGGAAGGCACCCATGCGAGCGCCTCCCGCGATTGCGTAAATCATGGGTGGTTCCTTATGTTGGTTTTATTAGTAGGTTATTTTTGTTGCGAATACTTCGCCTTTTACGATGGCTGTTATGATATTTTTAGCAACATCTTCTGATGCGCCAACCTTGATAAGGTCAGCAAGTATTTTGTTATTTACTTCTTTCCGGTGAGCTTTATCCTTTGCTCTACGCTCTTCTTCGTCCTTGATTCTTTTTTCTTCTGCTATTCTGGCTTGCTCTTTTGCTTCAGCCTCGCGACGGATTCGTTCAGCCTCCTCCTGTGCTTTTCTGCGTTCTGCTTCAATTGCTGCCTGCTTTTCTCTTTCAGCTCGTTCTGCTGCCTCTTTTGCTTCGCGCTGTGCTCGTTGCTCGGCTTCAATGCGTTCACGCTCTGCACGTTCCGCTGCGGCCTTAGCTTCTGCTTCTCGCCTTGCTGCTGCTTCAATTTCGGCTTTTGCCTTTGCTTCGGCTTCTGCTCTGGCTTTCTCTTCAGCTTCTCTTTTTAAGCGTTCTTCATGCTCTCGCTTTTCCTGCTCCGCTTTGAGTCTTGCCTCTTCTCTTTGGCGGTCAAATTCGCGATCCATCAAAATCGCTATTTCATGGTCAGACTCAATTTGCTTTGCGAGAGCTTCAGCTGCTGCCTTAGCTTCTTCTTCGGCTTTAATCCGTGCCTGCTCCTCCTCATAATCAGTAAGAGGCTGGCGCGCCTTGGCTTTCAGTTCATCAAGGCGATCGCGCACTGTCTTGCGGTTGGCATCAATTAGCTTTGGAATTTCCTTCAGTTCAGCAACAAGGTCTTTGCCAAGACCATCGAGATATGTTTTCGTCTGCGCAACTTTATACGCCAGAGAAGCGATCTCCTTTCTGCCCTTTGCCGTTGTGATATCAGGCACAAAGGACATAACTTCACGTTCAACCTTTTGAAGGATTTCTTCAATCTGGTCGGCAGACTGAAATACAGTCATTGCATTTGCTTTTTCAATAACAACTAAATCTGTTACTTCACTCATATATCCTCCGTCAAAAAAATTGCCCTCACACTGGAGGGCAAAGAAGATTTCCAATAATCAGAACAAGTCGGCTCCTGTTTAGTTACGAGCGACATTGCTCCGTGTATTCACTCGTTGGAATGAATACACAGCGCAGTGTTTATTCTGTTGTTTATGCCAAAAATAAAGGCCACCATCAGGCAGCCTTGTTATTCTGTTTACCAAGTTCTCTGGCAATCATTGCCGTCGTTCGTATTGCCCATTTATCGACATATTTCCCATCCTCCATTACAGGGAACATTTCTTCAGGCTTAACCATGCATTCCGATTGCAGCTTGCATCCATTGCATCGCTTGAATTGTCCACACCATTGATTTTTATCAATAGTCGTAGTCATACGGATAGTCCTGGTATTGTTCCATCACATCCTGCGGATGCTCTTCGAACTCTTCAAATTCTTCTTCCATATCTCACCTCAAATAAGTGGTTTGCTGCCTAATTTCATTTTCTGGCGACCAACACAAGTCATCTTGCTGTCAGTTGTTTTGATTTCCGGTAGCCTGCCGCGTAAATGGCTACGTTTGGCAGGCAAATACTTCCACTGCATTCATCTGCCTTCTTGCAGCGAAGGCTTCCGAGTGATGCTGCTTTGTCTGCTCTGACGCAACTAGAGATCTTTAGCGCAATTTTTCGCGCAAGTCTCTGCTCTTGCATTGCCTGTTCACGTTGAGCCTGCCTGCGTGCTCTGCGGCGATTTCTGGCGTTATCGTCAGCCAGATATGTAATGACTACTGTCATGTTGACCTCCGATGATTGACTTTGGTGGTGACGCGCCGGGTGCTTATCTTCCGGTTGCCGTCGTGCAGCTGCACTTCACGTCACCCCAAAGCCAACTACTCTTTGACTCACACTCTCGCAGTGAGCGCGCTCATGCCCTTGAGTCTCTGTCGCTTATTAGCCGCTGATAACCGGTGCGCGTCTGGCATTCGCGCTGCCTTTCCGGAGCATGTTCCCTTATTTACCCTCACATCGGTCTGCTAAACCTGCTCGCCATTACGCGACTCGGGGCAGCATCATTACTGCTGCATTGCCTTTCGGCTGCGGTCTAACCGCGTTAGTGCACCATTACGGCACCTCCTGTTTGGTTAAACTCAGTTCCCGCATTTCGGCGGGACAATCCCATCAATGTTAAAGAGCCTGCCAATCTGTTCCGTTTGGCTACCAGCGTCCTGCTGATGGCTTAAAGATAACTTAGGTTATAGGTGTGGTCAATAACCTAATTTATATTTTGTGGTAAATAAGTTATAAGTGATGGATAACAAAGGTATTTTATTTTTGTAAATGTTGCTGATTGATTGGTGTTTGAGGGCTTGCGTGCGGGGTGAAGGTGTTACCTTTGGCTTGATGCTTGTCTATGATGATGATGGGTGATTGGGTGGTGAACGGCAGGAAAAGAAAACCCGGCGCTGAGGCCGGGTGTTTTTAGTCTTTTCTTTTGCTTAGCATTTCGTCGATTTCTAAGTCAATACGATATTGATCTATTGCTTTTCTCTCGTTTGGGGTTGGTATTTTATACTGTTCAATTAGATCTGTTGTGTATTTTATTTCATCTAATGTGATTTTTATATCAGAGAGAATCTCTTTTATATCAATTAGATGCTCTTCTTCTTTTGCGCGATTAGAGCTATGTTCAATCACTTGAGATAGCTTTTTACTAATGCTTAGCAAAACAAAAAGAATGATGACCAAAACAACAACAAAAACTATCAGAAATTCCATTATCCCTCCGCACTTCCGTAAGTCTTCTTCTGATTATCGGTTACCAACTATGAGACGACCAGAATACTCTGCCAATAATCCTTACGGTTTCATGAAATTCATCTCTATCCATTACTTCATCCGGGTACTCTTCGCGATTTATTGATCTGATTATCACCGATGTAGGGGTGGCGATTAATGTTTTTACTCGTAACAAATCAGACTGGCAAATAGCGTAGGTTTTACCATCTCTGATGGTGGTATCTTGCGTGTTAACACCAACAACATCGCCATCGTGAAGCGTTGGTTCCATGCTTTGCCCTACAACCCTAACTAGCTTGGCTGATCTTTCAGATACTCCCATCTTTTTCAGATAGTGCTTTCTGAAAACCAAAGAGAACTCCGATGATTCCTCTAGCTCGCAGCTACCGCTTCCAGCTGAAAGCGAAACGTTAAGAAGAGGCAACGCAACAAACTCGTCATCGTTTCTTTTAATGTCTTCCCATACCACAGCTTTTAAAGATGACTCACGGACATTGGATGGTTCTTCATGTGCACCATCCCTCATTTCACCAATACCAGAACTAAGCCATTCAGGGCGCACTTTTAAAGCATTGGCTAATTCAACCATCTTGCGAGATCCGTTTGTTTTACCGGACGACATCTTCTGTATGGCTGGCTGAGATATTCCAACCATGTCAGCAAGCTGTGATTGTGATACCCCTGCTGAGCTCATGGCTGCATTTAGTCTTTCTGCGAATGTTTTCATACCCACAAATCTATAACTACGGTTATCCAAAGTAAAATAACAAAGGTTATTGCTATTTTTTATAACTTGAGTTATCTTTGGTTATAAGTAATGACCACAAGAGGTATGCTCATGAATTTAGTAATTCAACGAGCCTTGAAAATTGTCGGTAGCCAAAAGCGCCTTGCCGACAAGTGTGGTGTAACGCAGCCAGCAGTACACAAATGGCTGAAAGGCGGGTTGGTCTCTCCAGAGAAAGTTACCGCCATCGTTAACGCCACTGGAGGGCAGATCAAGGCTTACGAAATTCGCCCCGATTTGCCACACCTGTTTCCAAAACCGAATCAGGCAGCATAAGTAACACCGCTCTTTAACAGTCATGGTCCTCATTCCCGCCGAAATGCGGGAATACAACGCGCATAAGTTGATGCGCATAACTTCTTATTTGCTAAGGAAATACTTACATATGGTTCGTGCAAACAAACGCAACGAGGCTCTAAGAATCGAGAGTGCGTTGCTTAACAAAATCGCAATGCTTGGAACTGAGAAAACAGCGGAAGCTGTGGGAGTTGATAAGTCGCAGATCAGCAGGTGGAAGAGGGACTGGATTCCAAAGTTCTCAATGCTGCTTGCTGTTCTTGAATGGGGTGTCGTTGACGACGACATGGCCCGATTGGCACGACAAGTTGCTTCGATTCTCACCAATAAAAAACGCCCGGCGGCAACCGAGCGTTCTGATCAAATACAAATGGAATTTTAACAACATCCAGCGAGGTAATTATATGCGAAACAAAGGCTTTAATCCACCTGATACACACAAAGAAGCTAAGCGTTTGCGCTTCCTTCGTTCCATTGATGAAAGAACTCAAATATCTTTTGTGAAAGTTGCCAGAACTGAGCTTCTGAAGGCTGAGGCGAGGGCGTTGCTCCCGTCTCTACCAAAAGAGGAGGGGTATACGTTCATTCCAAACGCATTTCTGGAAAAGCTGCTCAAAGAAGACATATCCGTAAGTCAGTTTAACGATGTTCTTAAGGTCTTTCGTCAAGGCAGGTAGTTATGAGCAATACAGCAAAAATCTACGATTTCAGCGCCGCACACGAGCGCAGGAGCAACAGGATGGAGAACCAGAAAACTGGTTACATTCCGTTGTACCGGAGCATTCTGAAACAGTCATGGGCGAAAGATGTTTATCTTCGCACCCTGTGGGAAAACCTTCTCCTGAATGCCGCCAGAAAGCCATACAAAGCGAATTTCAAAGGTCATGAATGGCATCTGCAACCCGGTCAACTGGTTGTGACAGCAGCTGATTTAGGTCTTCAGTTATGCGACAGGCATGGCAAGCCAGCAAGCCGCGATCAGGTTGAGCGGATGCTTCAGGTTTTTGTGAAAGAGGGGATGATCTCCATTGATGGAGAGAAGCAAAAAGGTCGTGTGATCACCATCACAAATTACCATGAATATGCTCAAAAAATGGACAATTCACCCGCACATGAAGCCGCACAAACAACCGCACATGACGCCGCACATGACGAAGCCAGTAATGGCGCGGCTTTCAGCGTACATGCCGCACATGAAAGCGCACATGAAGCCGCACAAACAACCGCACATCATGAACAAGAAGGTATTAACAAGAATATAAATAATACCCCCCTACCCCCCAATGGGGGAGGCGATGGGCAGGTTAAACCTGAACGTCGCAAGGCAGAACGAATCGACTACGAATCCTTCCTGAACGCCTACAACACCGAAGTCGGTGACAGACTGCCACACGCTGTTGCGGTCAACGAGAAACGCAAACGCCGCCTGAAGAAAATCATCCCGCAACTGAAAACGCCAAATGTGGACGGTTTCAGAGCGTATGTCAGGGCGTTTGTGCATCAGGCCAAGCCGTTTTACTTCGGAGACAACGACACGGGCTGGACGGCTGATTTTGATTACCTGCTGAGGGAAGACTCGTTAACGGGAGTTCGGGAAGGGAAGTTTGCAGACAGGGGGATTGCATGAGACAGGATATCGAAGCGAGCGTTATCGGTGGCCTGCTGATTGGTGGATTAACTCCAACCGCCAGTGACGTTCTGGCAACGCTTGAGCCGGAAGCGTTTTCAATTCCGCTCTACCGGAAAGCCTTCGAGGTTATCCGCAAGCAGGCGCGAAACAGAAACCTAATCGACGCGCTGATGGTTGCCGAGGCGTGCGGAGAGGAGCATTTCACGTCAATCCTGATGACCAGCAAAAACTGCCCGAGTGCCGCAAACCTGAAGGGATATGCCGGAATGGTCGCGGATAACTATCACCGCCGTCTGGTGCTGGACATCATGGATGAAATGCGTGAACCAATTCAGAGCGGAACCATCGACGCATCGAGTCAGGCGATGGATGAACTTGTAAAGCGTCTTTCAGCCATCAGAAAGCCCCGTGACGAGGTTAAACCTGTACGGTTAGGGGAAATCATCACTGACTACACTGACACGCTTGACAGGCGTCTGAGGAACGGAGAAGAGTCAGATACCCTGAAGACCGGAATCGAAGAACTTGACGCTATCACCGGAGGGATGAACGCTGAAGACCTGGTGATTATCGCCGCTCGTCCTGGTATGGGGAAAACCGAACTGGCGCTAAAGATTGCCGAAGGTGTTGCAAGCCGCGTTATTCCTGGTTCTGACGTCCGGCGCGGAGTATTGATTTTCTCGATGGAAATGAGCGCATTGCAGATTGCAGAGCGGAGCATTGCCAACGCCGGGAGGATGTCGGTTAGCGTACTGCGAAATCCTGCATCGATGGATGACGAGGGCTGGGCACGTGTTGCTAACGGCATGAGTCAGCTTGCAGATTTGGATGTATGGGTAGTCGATGCCTCGCGGTTATCGGTCGAAGAAATACGCTCAATCGCAGAACGGCACAAACAGGAAAATCCAAACCTGTCACTCATCATGGCGGATTATCTTGGCCTGATTGAGAAGCCGAAAGCAGATCGCAACGACCTTGCAATTGCTCACATCTCCGGAAGCCTGAAGGCGATGGCGAAAGACCTGAAAACACCGGTTATCTCCCTGAGTCAGCTTTCGCGCGATGTTGAGAAGCGACCAAACAAACGCCCGACAAACGCAGATTTGCGTGATTCAGGAAGCATTGAGCAGGACGCAGACTCAATCATCATGCTCTATCGGGAAGCGGTATATGACGAGAACAGTAGCGCCGCGCCATTTGCTGAAATCATCGTGACGAAAAACCGTTTTGGTTCACTTGGTACGGTTTACCAGCGGTTCTGCAACGGACACTTTGTTGCATGTGACCAGGATGAAGCCAGACAGATTTGCACAACATCAAATGCACCCGCTGCACGTGGCAGACGATATGCACAAGGGGCTGACGTATGACCATCTACATCACTGAGCTAATAACAGGGGCTATTTACACAGTAGCCCTTTTTTATTGGATTAAGAACGAGGGGAATCCTGATGGACACCGTTAACGGAATGTGTTCAGACGCACCGCGTGCCAAGAAATGTAAATGCGGAAAATCACCGACAATATTCGACATGGATAACGGGTGCCAAATCTACTGCGCTAACCACGCTGCTGTGGCGGCCGCGAATTATCGCAGTGCGGTAACGGAGTGGAATAACCTGAAATCTGTTAGAGAGGGAAGTCATGAAAAAACTAACCTTTGAAATTCGATCCCCAGCACATCAGCAAAACGCTATTCACGCGGTACAGCAAATTCTTCCAGACCCAACCAAACCAATCGTAGTAACCATTCAGGAACGCAACCGCAGCTTAGACCAGAATCGAAAGCTTTGGGCTTGCCTTGGTGACGTCTCTCGTCAGGTTGAATGGCATGGGCGCTGGCTGGATGCAGAAAGCTGGAAGTGTGTGTTTACCGCAGCATTAAAGCAGCAGGACGTTGTTCCTAACCTTGCCGGGAATGGCTTTGTGGTAATAGGCCAGTCAACCAGCAGGATGCGTGTAAGCGAATTTGCGGAGTTATTAGAGCTTATACAGGCATTCGGTACAGAGCGTGGCGTTAAGTGGTCAGACGAAGCGCGACTGGCTCTCGAATGGAAAGCGCGATGGGGAGATCGGGCAGCATGACTATCAAATCAAATACGCCAGCACACGACAAGGACTGCTGGAGAACGCCGCTTTGGCTTTTTGATGCACTGGATATTGAGTTTGGATTCTGGCTGGATTCGGCAGCGAGCGACAAAAATGCTCTGTGTGCTCACTGGCTAACTGAGGCCGACGACGCGCTCAATTCTGAGTGGGTAAGCCACGGTGCAATCTGGAATAACCCACCGTACAGCAATATCAGGCCGTGGGTGGAAAAAGCCGCTGAGCAGTGCATACAACAGCGACAGACGGTAGTGATGCTTGTGCCAGAGGATATGTCTGTCGGATGGTTCAGCAAGGCTCTGGAGAGTGTTGACGAAGTTCGCATTATCACTGATGGACGGATTAATTTTATCGAACCATCGACAGGGATAGAGAAGAAGGGAAACAGCAAAGGTTCCATGCTGCTGATTTGGCGACCGTTCATCAGTCCTCGACGGATGTTTACTACCGTATCCAAAGCGGCATTGATGGCGATCGGGCATGGCGTCAGGAGGGCAGCATGAGACGACAGCGACGAAGTTTCACCGACATAATCTGCGAAAACTGCAAATACCTTCCAACGAAACGCTCCAGAAATAAACGCAAGCCAATACCAAAAGAATCTGACGTAAAAACCTTCAACTACACGGCTCACCTGTGGGATATCCGGTTGCTAAGACATCGTGCGAGGAAATGACTATGGATTATTCACAGTTAAGTGATTTTGAAATTAACGTGGCGGTATTCGAAGCCATTCATAACGGATCACCGGATTACAAAGAAGGTGAGAATGGCGATATGGTGTTTGTCTCATTTGAGGGAGACATTGTAAACGGAGACGCAGTTGAAGTAGAAGTTGAGCGCGGATCCTTTAACCCATGCGCAAACCCAGCAGACTCATGGCCGATTATTGAAAAATACAGGATTAGCATTATCAATCTCGATGAAGACGAGTGGGGTGCACGCGGTGTGGCCTACTGTAAATCTAAGCGAGCTATACATGAAAATCCCCTCCGCGCCGCCATGATTGTCTTTCTCATGATGCAGAGAATCCAATAATGCTTAGCCCATCCCAATCAATTCAATACCAGAAAGAAAGCGTCGAGCGGGCTTTAACGTGCGCTAACTGCGGTCAGAAGCTGCATGTGCTGGAAGTTCACGTGTGCTCCGATTGCTGCGCAGAACTGATGAGCGATCCGAATAGCTCAATGTACGAGGAAGAAGACGATGAATGAGTTAATAAATGGCAATGCCATCAAAATGACAAGCATTGAAATCGCTGAGTTGGTTGGTAAGCGTCATGACAATGTGAAACGTACCATCGAAACGCTGGCTAAAAATGGTGTTATCCGGCTTCCTCAAATTGAGTATTGTGGAAGAATCAATGGGTTAGGCTTAAATCAAAGTTTTTGTGTGTATGTATTCGAAGGCGAACAAGGAAAGCGAGACAGTATTGTCGTTGTAGCCCAGTTGTCGCCGGAATTCACGGCTCGCCTTGTTGACCGTTGGCGAGAGCTTGAAGAAGATGCGGTTAATATCCCAAAAACGCTACCAGAAGCGTTGCGCCTTGCTGCTGACCTTGCTGAGCAGAAAATGCAACTGGAAAACCAGCTCGCAATTGCCGCACCTAAAGTTGAGTTTGCCGATCGAGTTGGCGAAGCCAGCGGAATTTTGATTGGAAACTTTGCAAAGGTTGTCGGTATTGGTCCAAACAAACTGTTTGCGTGGATGCGCGATCACAAAATCCTTATTGCTTCAGGTTCCCGGCGCAATGTGCCAATGCAGGAATATATGGATCGCGGCTATTTCACAGTGAAAGAAACAGCGGTCAACACAAATCACGGAATACAGATATCGTTCACCACAAAAATCACCGGGCGTGGTCAACAGTGGCTGACCAGAAAGCTGCTCGATAACGGAATGCTGAAAGTAACAGGGGAGGCTGCTTAATGGCTAACCTACGCAAAGAAGCGCGCGGCAGAGAATGCCAGGTACGTATTTACGGCGTATGCAATGGCAACCCTGAAACTACAGTTCTGGCACATTACCGGATGGCTGGAATTTGCGGAACGGGAATGAAGCCTGACGACCTGATCGGCGCATGGGCTTGTAGCGCGTGTCACGATGAAATCGACCGACGCACCCATAATCTCGACAACAAAGACGCCAGACTTTACCACCTCGAAGGCGTGATCAGGACGCAGGCGATACTACTGAAGGAGGGGAAGATTAAGCCATGAACGAATATCAGTTTGTGCTTCCATACCCGCCGTCGGTGAATACCTACTGGCGAAGACGGGGAAGCCAATACTACATCAGCAATAAAGGCCAGAAATACCGAAAAGACGTTCAGCAAATCATCCGCCAACTCAAGTTAGACATTTTCACCAAATCACGACTCCGCATCAAAGTCATCGCAGACGTTCCAGACTCCCGCCGCCGCGACCTCGATAACATCCTGAAGGGTTTACTCGACTCCCTTATCCACGCCGGATTTGCGGAAGACGACGAGCAATTCGATGACATTCGCGTAATTCGTGGCGTGAAAGTACCAGGCGGAAGGCTTGGAATAAAAATCACCGAACTGGAGAACGTATGAACGCCACAATTCAAACGATACCAGAGCTTCTTATCCAGACACGAGGCAATCAGACCGAAGTGGCGAGGATGCTTTCCTGCGCAAGAGGAACGGTGCTCAAGTACAACCGAGACAGCAAAGGCGAACGCCACGTAATAGTTAACGGCGTCCTGATGGTCAAGCAGGGCAAGAGAGGAAGACGATGAGACTCGAAAGCGTAGCTAAATTTCATTCGCCAAAAAGCCCGATGATGAGCGACTCACCACGGGCCACGGCTTCTGACTCTCTTTCCGGTACCGATGTGATGGCTGCTATGGGGATGGCGCAATCACAGGCCGGATTCGGAATGGCTGCATTCTGTGGTAAGCACGAACTCAGCCAGAATGACAAACAAAAGACTATCAACTATCTGATGCAATTTGCACACAAGGTATCGGGGAAATACCGTGGCGTGGCAAAGCTTGAAGGAAATACTAAGGCAAAGGTACTGCAAGTGCTCGCAACATTCGCTTATGCGGATTATTGCCGTAGTGCCGCGACGCCGGGCGCAAGATGCAGAGATTGCCACGGTACAGGTCGGGCAGTTGATATAGCAAAAACAGAGCAGTGGGGGAGAGTTGTTGAGAAAGAGTGCGGAAGATGCAAAGGTGTCGGCTATTCAAGAATGCCAGCAAGCGCCGCATATCGCGCTGTAACGATGCTAATCCCAAACCTTACTCAACCCACCTGGTCACGCACTGTTAAGCCGCTGTATGACGCTCTGGTGGTGCAATGCCACAAAGAAGAGTCAATCGCAGACAACATTTTGAATGCGGTCACACGTTAGCAGCATGATTGCCACGGATGGCAACATATTAACGGCATGATATTGACTTTTTGAATAAAGTTGGGTAAATTTGACCCAACGATGGGTTAATTCGCTCGTTGTGGTAGTGAGATGAAAAGAGGCGGCGCTTACTACCGATTCCGCCTAGTTGGTCACTTCGACGTATCGTCTGGAACTCCAACCATCGCAGGCTGAGAGGTCTGCAAAATGCAATCCCGAAACAGTTCGCAGGTAATAGTTAGAGCCTGCATAACGGTTTCGGGATTTTTTATATCTGTGCAACAGGTAAGAGCATTCTCCTTTATGGGGCTTGGTTTAAATGCATTGAGTGCTCTTTCCGTTGTGCTGAATTAAGCGAATACCGGAAGCAGAACCGGATCACCAAATGCGTACAGGCGTCATCGCCGCCCAGCAATAGCACAACCCAAACTGAGCCGTAGCCACTGGCTATCCTGAATTCATCAGTGATAGTTACGCTGCGGCCTTCTACACATGATCTTCGTGAAAGCGGGTGACAGGAGGTCGCGCTAACAACCTCCTGCCGTTTTGCCCGTGCATATCGGTCACGAACAAATCTGATTACTAAACACAGTAGCCTGGATTTGTTCTATCAGTAATCGACCTTATTCCTAATTAAATAGAGCAAATCCCCTTATTGGGGGTAAGACATGAAGATGCCAGAAAAACATGACCTGTTAGCCGCCATTCTCGCGGCAAAGGAACAAGGCATCGGGGCAATCCTTGCGTTTGCAATGGCGTACCTTCGCGGCAGATATAATGGCGGTGCGTTTACAAAAACAGTAATCGACGCAACGATGTGCGCCATTATCGCCTGGTTCATTCGTGACCTTCTCGACTTCGCCGGACTAAGTAGCAATCTCGCTTATATAACGAGCGTGTTCATCGGCTACATCGGTACTGACTCGATTGGTTCGCTTATCAAACGCTTCGCTGCTAAAAAAGCCGGAGTAGAAGATGGTGGAAATCAATAATCAACGTAAGGCGTTCCTCGATATGCTGGCGTGGTCAGAGGGAACTGATAACGGACGACAGAAAACCAGAAATCATGGTTATGACGTCATTGTTGGCGGAGAGCTATTCACTGATTACTCTGATCACCCTCGCAAACTTGTCACGCTAAACCCAAAACTCAAATCAACAGCCGCCGGGCGTTACCAGCTTCTTTCCCGTTGGTGGGATGCCTATCGTAAGCAGCTTGGCCTGAAAGACTTCTCTCCGAAAAGCCAGGACGCTGTGGCACTGCAACAGATTAAAGAGCGTGGCGCTTTACCGATGATTGATCGCGGTGATATTCGTCAGGCAATCGACCGTTGCAGTAATATCTGGGCTTCACTTCCGGGCGCTGGTTATGGTCAGTTCGAGCATAAGGCTGACAGCCTGATTGCAAAATTCAAAGAAGCAGGCGGAACGGTCAGAGAGATTGAGGTATGAGCAGAGTAACCGCGATTATCTCCGCTCTGGTTATCTGCATCATCGTCTGCCTGTCGTGGGGGGTCAATCATTACCGTGATAACGCCATCGCCTACAAAGAACAGCGTGATAAAAAAGTCAGTGAGCTGAAGCAGGCGACTGCCACCATTACTGACATGCAGCAGCGCCAGCGTACTGCTGATGCACTAGATGCTAAATACACGAAGGAGTTAGCTGATGCGAAAGCTGAAAATGATGCTCTTCGGCGCAAGCTTGATAATGGTGGCAGGGTGCTCGTCAAAGGAAAATGCCCTGTGCCAGCCTCAACCGAAACCTCCCGCGCCTCCGGCATGGGCAATGATGCCACCGTCGAACTCTCTCCAGTTGCTGGACGAAACGTTCTCGGTGTCCGGGACGGAATCATCCGCGACCAGACAGCACTGAGAACGCTTCAGGAATACATCAGGACGCAATGCCTTCGATGATAGCGATAATTTTACTCATCATCCTTCACATCTGGCTCTGTAGACAGGGTGGTGATCACTTCTGGAGTAAATCCAGATTAAACATCTCATTGCTGATGCTTGATATTGAGCATCTGGCGCGCGGTAAGGGGCTGCGTTGAGATAAGAGCCAGTTCATTACAAATACCAGGATTTAGCCTCGCATTCGCGGGGTTTTTTATTCCCAACTCCATAGGTAATTTTATGACCCAGCATATTGGCGTAAAACTGATTAACGCCTTTCCGATGACGAGACAGGCATATAACGATTTTCGTGGCTGGCAGCTTCCTGCCGGAGAAAACGGCGAGGACGAAGGCTATCTGGTTGAATATCTGGATGGCGGAAAACCTAACACCGATCGCTTTGATGGCTACGTTAGCTGGAGTCCAAAAGAAGTATTCGAAAGGGCTTATCGTCCGGTATCAGGACTAAGTTTCGGCCTTGCCATGGAAGCGTTAAAACAGGGCAAAAGTTTGCAGCGGGCAGGATGGAATGGGAAAGACCAGTTTGTTTATCTCGTGAAAGGGGAAAAATTAGCGTCTGCGTTGGGTTATGGCTTTGGCGAATATGTTGGCGAGCCAACTTTCAATGACACGCTTGTATTGAAAAACTCACAGAACCGCCTTGCTACATGGGTTCCATCCATTGGCGACCTGATGGCTGAAGACTGGCAAATCATTTAACCATGTAGTCATTACAAAGCCCATCAACGGGTGGGCTTGATAATGAAACCGGAATTTATTCTAGGCAACCAGTTACGGCAGTACCGCGAAACAACCCAAGCCAGTAAGTGGGGAAATAACACTGGCAGCCACTGAAAGATGAACCTCCAGCCTTATGGCAAAAAAGATTCTTTGTGGTGGCGGACTGATGGAAAGACATCCTAATCAAGCAACCACTCTACAGGGTCATAATTATGAACGACCAGCAAATCGAAAAAGAAATTGTTGAGAAAGGCAAAACGGCACCGCGCGTTACGCCAGACCATATCGAAGGAATTATTGCTCAGGAGGCATATTTCACAGCAGAGGATGGTGCCTTTGGCAAAGCCATAAAAGCGAAACATACTGGCGGAGAGGTAAACTACCAGCCGCACGAATCACTTTCTCTGCTGACGTTCTGCGTCCTGGTGCTGCGCAACGGCTTCACCGTCACCGGAGAGAGTTCCTGTGCAAGTCCGGAAAATTTTGATGCAGAAATTGGTCGGAAGATTGCCCGGCAGAATGCTGTAAACAAAATCTGGATGCTCGAAGGTTACTTGCTGAAGCAGAAGCTAAGCGAACAGTAGTTATTACAAAAGCCATTCCCTACAGAGTGGCTTTGATAATGGCTTATACCCTACACGGGATAACTTAACTGATATCCCTTTTAACGGATAAACGGAGCCAACAATGGCAGAGATTATTCCCATGACTGAAGAACAGAAATTCCAGTTAGAGATTTACAAGCTGGTCATGAACCAGAACGCAGCCGCAGAAGAAGCATTTCAATTCATCGGCACTGACGAGCTGAAGCTTGAGCTATTCAAAATTCACTTCCAGTCAGGCGGCGCTAATTCAGATATCACGACCCGTACTATCGAAGCGGTGCGTAAATCGAAGGAAGCGTTAGACCTGTTCACCACCGGAACATAAACATGGCGCGCCCAACGAAGTATCAAGAGGCGTATGCCGAACAGGCACGCAAACTGTGCTTGCTGGGCTATACAGACGCCGAACTCGCTGACTTCTTTGAAGTTAGCGAGGCAACAATCAACAATTGGAAATTGGAATATCCGGAGTTTTTAGAGTCCATAAAAAAGGGTAAGGCCGTCGCTGATGCAGAAGTTAGTGATCGTCTTTATCAACGCGCTATGGGCTTCGTGGCTCCAGACATCGATATTCGTGTTATTGAAAACAGAATTGTCGAAACTCCGCTTGAGAAGTATTACCCGCCAGATACAACAGCTGCCATCTTCTGGCTTAAGAACCGACAGAAGGATAAATGGCGCGACAAGGTTGATCACGAGCTAACAGGCAAAGACGGCGGCGCAATCCAGATTGAAACATCACCGATGAGCACTCTATTCGGAAAATGACCTCGATTAATCCTATCTTTGAACCGTTCATTGAGGCGCATCGCTACAAAGTCGCCAAAGGCGGTCGAGGTAGCGGTAAATCATGGGCAATTGCTAGGCTGCTTGTTGAAGCGGCGCGTCGGCAGCCAGTGCGTATTCTTTGCGCTCGTGAACTGCAAAACAGTATCAGCGATTCGGTAATCCGGTTGCTTGAAGACACCATAGAGCGGGAAGGGTATTCGGCTGAGTTTGAAATTCAGCGTTCAATGATTCGTCATCTCGGAACGAATGCTGAATTCATGTTCTACGGCATAAAAAACAACCCGACGAAGATTAAATCGCTCGAAGGCATTGATATCTGCTGGGTGGAAGAAGCGGAAGCGGTAACGAAGGAATCGTGGGATATCCTGATTCCAACCATCCGCAAGCCGTTTTCCGAAATATGGGTGAGCTTTAACCCGAAAAATATCCTCGACGATACCTATCAGCGATTCGTTGTAAATCCTCCCGATGATATTTGTCTGCTGACGGTGAACTACACCGACAACCCGCACTTTCCTGAAGTTCTCCGTCTGGAGATGGAAGAGTGTAAACGCAGAAATCCGACACTGTATCGTCACATCTGGCTTGGTGAGCCAGTGAGCGCAAGTGATATGGCAATCATCAAACGAGAATGGCTTGAAGCCGCAACCGATGCGCACAAGAAACTCGGATGGAAGGCGAAAGGCGCTGTTGTCTCTGCACATGACCCGTCAGATACAGGGCCAGATGCTAAAGGTTACGCATCGCGCCACGGTTCGGTAGTTAAGCGCATTGCCGAAGGTCTGCTGATGGACATCAACGATGGTGCTGACTGGGCTACTTCGCTGGCGATTGAAGACGGCGCTGACCACTACTTGTGGGATGGTGATGGTGTTGGTGCCGGGCTACGCAGACAGACAACGGAAGCGTTCTCCGGCAAGAAAATCACCGCCACGATGTTCAAGGGCAGCGAATCGCCATTCGATGAAGATGCACCGTATCAGGCCGGAGCATGGGCTGATGAAGTCGTACAGGGTGACAACGTTCGCACTATTGGCGATGTGTTCCGCAATAAGCGAGCGCAATTCTATTACGCACTGGCTGACAGGCTGTATCTGACATATCGGGCGGTTGTCTACGGTGAGTATGCAGACCCCGACGACATGCTGAGTTTCGACAAAGAAGCGATAGGCGAGAAGATGCTGGAGAAGCTGTTTGCAGAACTGACGCAGATTCAGCGCAAATTCAATAACAACGGGAAGCTGGAGCTTATGACTAAGGTCGAAATGAAGCAGAAGCTCGGTATTCCATCTCCTAACCTGGCTGATGCGCTGATGATGTGTATGCATTGCCCGGAGTCGGCTGCGCAACCCGACTATTCCAGTTACTCAATTCCTTGTGGTGTAGGTTGATATGGCAGAAAAAAAGATGACTGACTGGCATCGCAAGGTGCTGTGCAACTTTGATAATGCCTGGTCAGCAACGCAGGATATGCGTGAGCAGATTATTGAGGCTCAACGTTTCGTCCGGGTGTCCGGCGCACAGTGGGAAGGCAGCACAAACGCTGGTTACTCATTTGATGAAGGCAGGTTTGAGCATTACCCGCGCTTTGAACTGAATAAGATTGCCCGTGAATGTGATCGCATCATTGGCGAGTATCGACAGAATCGCATCAGCGTTAAATTCAGGCCGAAGGATGACAAGGCATCGGAAGCGTTAGCCGAAAAAATGAACGGCAAATTCCGCGCTGACTATCAGGAAACATCCGGTGGCGAAGCGTGTGATAACGCATTTGATGATGCCGTAACGGGCGGATTCGGTTGTTTCCGCATGTGTGCCGATTACGAAGATGAAATGGATCCGAGTAACGAGCAACGCCGTATAAGCCTTCTCCCTGTTTACGACCCAGCGACATGCGTCTTCTTTGATCAGGACAGCAAGCAATATGACCGCTCTGATGCTATGTGGGCTATGGAAATGTTCTCCATGACGCCCAAAGCGTTCGAGGCTGAATACCCTGATTCCATCGCGGCAAGCCTTTCTCGTGATGACACTGGTACTCAGTATGACTGGTCAACGCCTGACGCCATCTATGTTGGACGTTACTACGAAGTCCGCATAGAGAAGGTGAAGCTCACAGCATGGCGTAACCCTGTCAGCGGAGAAACGGCAATCTATGATGAAGAGCAAATCAAAGATATTGTCGACGAGCTGACCGATGGTGCATTCGAACTGATTGGTGAGCGGACAGTGAAGAAACGCCGAGTTTATTGCGGTCTTCTGTCTGGCGCTGAATGGCTGGAAGAACCGAAGCGTATTCCGGGCGAACATATTCCTCTCATCCCGGTATATGGGCGTCGCTCATTTGTTGATAATCAGGAGCGAATCGAAGGCCACGCAGCAAAAGCGATGGATGCACAGCGTCTTGAGAACCTGATGGTTTCCATGATTGCAGATAACGCTACTCAGGCTGGCGGTGATGGCATTCCTGTAGTTGATGTTGACATGATTCCTGGTCCTCTCGCCAATCATTGGGCGGAGCGCAACAAAAAGCGCCCGGCGTTCCTGCCGATGGTCAGTCTGAAAAACAAAAACGGAGATATTACTGCGCAGGCTCAGGTCAGCAGTTATACGCCTCCGACACAAATGCCTCCAGCTCTTGCCGGGCTATTGCAGTACACCGGAACGGCTATTCAGCAAATTACAGGTGCGTCGCAGCTTGAGAACATGCCGAGCAACGTCGCCACCGATACCGTTGATAGCATCTTTAACCGGATGGATACGCAGTCCTATATCTACATGGACAACATGGCTAAATCCATGCGTCGCGCTGGCGTTGTGTGGCTTTCTATGGCTCGTGAAGTCTATGGCAGCGATACGCCAATGCGCATCGTTAATGAGGACGGCAGCGATGACGTGGCGCTGATGACTGGTGAAGTGGTTGACCGTCAGACAGGGCAGGTTATCGCGCTTAACGACCTTTCGCAGGGTAACTATGAAGTGACTGTCGATGTCGGTCAGTCGTTCGCTACTCGCCGTGATGCAACGGTTAAGTCGTTACTTTCCATGCTGGCACTTATCCCACCAGGAACGCCGAAGCACGACCTTGTATCGTCGATGATTCTCGACAATATGGACGGCGAAGGGATGGACGACCTGAAAGAATACAACCGCAATCAGTTGCTTCTGTCTGGCGTTATCAAGCCGAGAACGCCTGAAGAACAGCAGATGGTTGAACAGGCGAAACAACAACAGGCCAGTCAGCCAGATCCGGCTATGGTTGCAGCGCAAGGTCAGCTTCTTGCTGGTCAGGCTGAATTACAGAAAGCGCAGAACGAACAGGCAGCCATTCAGGTTAAAGCATTCCAGGCACAGACTGATGCTCAGGTTGCTGCGGCAAATGTTGTGAAAATCCTCGCATCTGCCGATAGCCAGCAGAAATCTGATATCCGCGAGGCTCTGAAACTGCTCGGACAGTTCCAGCAACAGCAAGGAGATAATGCCCGTGCTGATGCAGAGCTTGTCCTGAAAAGTCAGGCACAGGGCCATGCACAACGAATGGACATCAGCAGCATCCTGCAAAAATCAACCCAGCAACAACCACAGCAGTAATTAACCCATAACGTGCAATGGCTGTCTTTATGAGGCCTGGCACCCTATTGCCTTCCGATGGGCTGAACATCGAGTAAACAGGGGTAACAAATGGACCAGATGGCAGAAAACACACCAGAAGTTGAAATCGAAACCGACGCGTCAGAGCAGATTCCTGATGATGTCGAACTGGCTGAAGAAGTCGAAAAAGCAGATGGCAGTGAGTCCTCAGGAAATGATGCAGAGGAAGCTACTGACACTGATGACGACGAATCAGAACAGGAATTCTACTTTGGTGACGAAAAGCTGGATTCGCCAACCAGCGAAGATAGCGCAGAGCATGGACTGGTAAAACACCTGCGCAAGACGATTAAAGAGAAAGACCGCGAGCTGAAAGAGCTGATGCGTCAGTCTCAGAAACCCGTCGAGCAGCAGCCGGTAATCACTCAACCACCGCGAATGCCAAAACTGGATGATGAGGACATCGGTTTCGATGAAGAAATCTACCAGCAACGCATGGCTAAGTGGGCGGAGGACAACGGCAAATACCAGCAACAGGAGATGGCTCGCAAGCAGAAGGAGCAGGAGCTTCAGGCTGCCTATCAAGAGCGATTATCCAAATATCAGCAACGTGTTAAGGCTCTCAAGGTTCCTGGCTATCAGGAAGCTGAACAGGCCGTACTCGAGGAAATCCCCATAGAGACACAAAACGCGATCCTGTTTGAGTCAGAGAAGCCGGAAATCGTTGTTCTGGCGCTCGGTCGCAACGCTGAACTGCGCAAGCAACTGGCAGAAGCTACCAACCCCGTAGCAATTGGTCGTCTGCTGGAACGTATCGAATCGAAGGCAAGAATCATGCCAAAAGCAAAAACCACGGCAGCCACAACCCCGACAGTTAAGGGGAGCAACGGCGCAGTAATCAATAACCTCGACAAACTGAAAGCCAAGGCGCTGGAAACTGGTGACTGGACGCCGTATTTCGCCGCTAAAAAGGCAAAAAAATAACCTATCGGAGCATTAAGCATGGCTAACCAATTAGCAAAAGACCTTGAAATCATGTTCGAAAACTACGTTGAAGGCTTTGAGGCCGCCTGCGTAGTTTCCCGTAACGCTAAAAAATTCCGTCCCGGTGATACAGCAATGCAGCGAGCAGGTGATGTTCTGTATCGTCCGCAGCATTACCACATGAACATTGAGGAAGGCCTCGACCTCAGCGGAAAAACGCCTACAGCACTGGTTCAGCGCCTTGTTCCTTCTGTATTCAAGGAGCCGAAAAACATTCTGTACACTCTGGATGCGCGTGAAATGCGTGACCCCGAGCATAAAACTGAAGCTGGTCGCGCCGCAGGTATGCGCCTTGCTGCACAGATTGACTCTGACCTGATTTCCATGGTTACGCAGCGTGCTACTAACGTGATAACAATGGCTGACTCAACCACTGGTTCACAGGGCCGTGATTTGTGGAACTGTGCGGCAGGTATTGATGCCACCATGACGGCGATTGGTGTACCGCAGGGTATCAACCGTCGCTCTTTCTGGAACCCCTTCAACTACAAAGACCTTGCTGGCGAGCTTGGTCACCGTGCCTACGCTCAGGGCGCAACCCTGACAGCATACGAAAAAGCGCAGATCCCTCCGGTTGCTTCCTTTGATAGCTACAAGACCGATATTTCTGGTCGATTACCGAAAGGAAGCGCTGAATCCTTGACAGTATCAGGCCAACCTGAACACAAGGTTGAAGCGAAAGATTCAAATGGTATGCCAGTTGATAACCGACAGGGGACTATTACGGTATCTGCATCTGGCTTGCAGGTTGGTGATGCGTTCACCATTGCCGGTGTGAATTCCGTACACCAGATCACAAAAGATACCACCGGGCAACCGCAGGTATTCCGTGTTCTGGCTGTTAGCGGAACTACCGTAACAATCTCTCCAAAGATTCTCCCTGTTGAAAATACCGATGTTGCGAGTCGTCCATATGCAAACGTCGATGCCAAACCGGCAGAATCAGCAGCAATCACCATTCTCAACAAGAACGCAGCACCGGCTAACCTGTTCTGGGCTGATGGTTCTGTTGAACTGATGTACGGCAAACTGGCATTCCCGACTGGTCAGGGTCCACAGGTAATGACAGCAACCACCGAGCAGGGCGCTACGCTGATCATGTCTTACGCCTTCGACCACATCAAAGGCGTAACCACTGCTCGTTTCACCACTCTGTACGGTTGCTCTGTACTTGTTCCTGAATATACGGGCATCGTTATTGCCGGGCAGTAATTTTGGTGGGGCTTCGGCCCCATTTTTATTGGGAGAAGACAATGGCACGAACAATGCTCTATAAGCCTGGCAACATGATCACCTGTGGTCAGTTTGCTGTCGATTACATCATTGTTGATGACGAAGAAGTTAAATCTCACCTGAAAAAAGGTTGGGTAAAAACCCCTGAAGAAACCGCAACGAAGCAAAAAGTGGCTAAGGCGGAAGAAGATGGCGAAAACGAAGGGTGATCTCGTTCTTAAGGCTTTACGAAAAGCCGGGCTGTATTCCAATGCCACGTTGACAGATGCTGACCCTCAGGCAATTGAAGATGCCATTAATGACCTCGAAGACATGATGGCAGCATGGCAGGCGAAAGGTATCGAGCTTGGGTATCAGTTTGCTGATACAGAAAACGGCATCATGCCGTTACCTGACGATGATTCAGGTATCCCTGCATGGGCAAATGATGGTGTCGCTTTGAAACTCGCTGTGCAAGTGTGCATGGATAACGTCATTCAGCCGTCAGACGCTCTCCTTACCGCTGCTGACAGTGCATATCAAACAATCTGTATCGCTTTAACCAAAATACCACCACTTGAGCGGCGAAATGACATGCCTCGCGGTAGTGGTAACAAAAGCGCGTTTACGTGGAATCGGTTTTACATCGAGAAAGATGATTCGAGTACGTGAGGTGAATAAATGCCGATTCAGCAACTTCCGCTTATGAAAGGTGTCGGCAAAGACTTTCGAAACGCCGACTATATCGACTATCTGCCAGTGAATATGTTGGCTACACCCAAAGAAATCCTCAACAGCAGCGGATATCTTCGCTCATTCCCTGGCATTGCCAAACGTTCTGATGTGAACGGTATATCGCGCGGCGTCGAGTACAACATGGCGCAGAGTGCTGTATATCGCGTGTGTGGGGGCAAGCTGTATAAGGGCGAAAGCGAAGTCGGTGACGTCGCTGGAAGTGGTCGCGTATCAATGGCGCATGGTCGGACATCTCAGGCTGTAGGCGTTAATGGTCAACTGGTCGAGTATCGCTATGATGGCACGGTTAAAACCGTCTCAAACTGGCCTACAGACAGCGGATTCACACAGTATGAGTTAGGCTCAGTCCGCGACATTACACGCTTACGTGGGCGTTATGCGTGGTCAAAAGACGGAACTGATTCATGGTTTATCACTGACCTTGAAGACGAATCGCATCCTGACCGTTATAGCGCACAATATCGCGCAGAATCGCAGCCTGACGGCATCATCGGCATCGGAACATGGCGAGACTTCATCGTATGCTTTGGTTCATCAACGATTGAATATTTCTCCCTGACTGGTGCAACCACCGTTGGTGCCGCTTTGTATGTCGCACAGCCATCGCTGATGGTGCAGAAAGGTATTGCCGGGACTTACTGCAAAACGCCATTCGCTGATTCTTATGCGTTCATCAGCAATCCGGCAACAGGTGCGCCGTCTGTGTACATCATCGGTTCCGGTCAGGTATCACCAATCGCCAGCGCGAGCATTGAGAAAATCCTCCGCTCCTACACTGCTGATGAACTGGCTGATGGTGTGATGGAATCGCTGCGATTTGATGCTCATGAGTTGCTGATTATCCACCTTCCGCGCCATGTTCTCGTGTACGACGCATCTTCAAGCGCCAATGGTCCGCAATGGTGTGTACTGAAAACAGGCCTGTATGACGATGTGTACCGCGCTATCGACTTCATTTACGAAGGCAATCAGATAACGTGCGGCGATAAGCTGGAGTCCGTGACCGGGAAATTGCAGTTCGATATCAGCAGCCAGTACGACAAGCAACAGGAACACCTGCTGTTTACTCCGTTGTTCAAAGCAGATAACGCCAGAGTTTTCGACCTTGAAGTTGAATCTTCAACTGGCGTTGCGCAGTACGCTGACCGCCTGTTCCTCTCTGCAACCACTGACGGCATCAATTACGGTCGTGAGCAGATGATTGAGCAGAATGAACCGTTCGTTTACGACAAACGCGTTTTGTGGAAGCGGGTCGGACGCATCAGGAAAAATGTCGGCTTCAAATTGCGTGTTATCACGAAGTCACCTGTCACTCTGTCAGGTTGCCAGATAAGGATTGAGTAATGGCTGATTCGAATCTCAATGTGCCGGTAATCACCCAAGCTACGCGGCTTGATGCTTCAATTTTGCCACGCAATATATTCAGCCAGTCTTACCTACTATATGTCATAAATCAGGGAGCTGATGTCGGTGCAATTGCCGGGAAGGCAAATCAGGCCGGTCAGGGCGCTTACGATTCCCAGGTAAAAAACGATGAACAGGATGTCGAACTGGCTGATCACGACGCAAGAATCACCGCAAACACAAAAGCGATAAATCTCCTTGAGGTCAGGTTAACAACCGCCGAAGGGAAGATAGTCGTACTGCGTAGCGATGTTGATTACTTGCTGGATGAGGTTATCGATATTCAGGCGCATCTGGTCACTGTTGACCAAAGACTGGATGGCGTAGAAAGCGATGTATCTGACATTAAGAGTGATTACGTATCGAAAACCGTAACCGAATCGCAGTCTCTTGCGTCACCGATGGATGTAAAAACATCATATTCAGTTGATGGAATTCAGGTCGTTGGAGCAAGGCAGACCGGATGGACTGCAGCCACAGGTACGCCACTTCTTGGCTCATTCAACGCAAACCAGTCATACACTGTCGGCACTACGTACACGCAATCCGAAGTCGCAGCTCTCGCTACAGGTTTGCAGCAGGCGCGGCAGCGTATTCTGGCGCTTGAAACGGCACTTAGATTACATGGGCTGATTGACTGATGATTACATTCAAACCAACGCGAAACATCGACCTGATCGAAGCAGTAGGAAATCACCCTGACATTATCTCCGGGAGCAACAACGGTGATGGATACGACTACAAACCTGAATGCCGTTACTTTGAGGTGAACGTGCACGGGCAGTTCGGCGGCATTGTTTACTATCAGGAAATTCAGCCTCTTACATTCGATTGCCACGCCATGTACCTGCCAGAGATTCGCGGCTTCAGCAAGGAAATCGGTCTGGCGTTCTGGCGATACATTCTGACTAACACCACCGTTCAGTGCGTCACATCGTTCGCTGCGCGCAAATTCCGCCACGGTCAGATGTACTGCGCAATGATTGGCCTTAAGCGTGTAGGAACCATCAAGAAATACTTCAAAGGCGTGGATGACGTGACGTTTTACAGCGCCACACGCGAAGAACTAATCGACTTCCTGAATCACGGGAGATAGCCATGTTATATGCATTTAAGCTGGGCAGAAAACTGCGCGGCGAGGAACCTTGGTGCCCTGAAAAAGGCGGGAAAGGTGGTAGCTCTGATAAAAGCGCAAAGTATGCAGCAGAAGCTCAGAAGTATGCCGCAGACCTGCAAAATCAGCAGTTCAACACCATCATGAACAACCTGAAGCCGTTTACTCCTCTGGCTGAGAAGTATGTCGGCAGCCTCGAGAACTTATCGTCTCTGGAGGGGCAAGGTCAGGCACTTAACCAGTATTACAACTCTCAGCAGTACAAAGACCTTGCAGGTCAGGCTCGCTATCAGAGTCTGGCGGCAGCGGAAGCAACAGGTGGATTGGGTTCCACTGCAACCAGTAATCAGTTAGCAACAATCGCACCAACGCTTGGTCAGCAATGGCTATCTGGACAAATGAACAATTACAACAACCTGGCAAATATCGGTCTTGGCGCTCTTCAGGGGCAGGCAAACGCCGGGCAAACATATGCCAACAACATGAGTCAGATTTCACAGCAAAGCGCGGCGCTGGCTGCGGCAAACGCCAACCGACCGTCAGCATTGCAGCAGGGGGTTAGTGGTGCTGCATCCGGTGCGCTTTTGGGTGGTGGCATAGCCAGTGCTCTCGAGCTATCAACTCCGTGGGGTGCTGGTATCGGTGCTGGTCTTGGTCTGCTTGGCTCGTTGTTTTAAGGGGTAATCAATGGCTACGTGGCAACAGGGTATTAATTCTGGTGGTTTTCTGGCTGGCATCGGTACGCAAAATGAGAATGCGCCAAAGGCAAGCGACATTAACGCAACGCTTGGTCTGATCCGCGAAAACAATGAACTGGCTCGCTCAGGTGCAAATAACGTTGGTCTGACCGCGTTACGTGGTCTGGCTGGAGTTGCTGATATTTATAAGCAGGAACAGCAACAGAAAGCGATTAATGCGTTCAATAAGGTTCATGCTGATGCATGGGCTTCTGGTGATCCATCGGGACTATTTAAGTTTGCCAAGGAAAATCCAGCGTTTGTTGCGCAGGCACAACAGGCGTTTTCCGGTCTTAATGAGCAGCAACGCAACGATATGGGCGATTTAGCCATGAGGGCTAACGTCGCTCTTTCTCAGGGACCGGAAGCCTACAGTAAATTCATTACTGACAACAAGGACAGGTTAAATCGCGTTGGTGTTAATGCTGACTGGATGATTCAGACAGGTATCCAGAATCCAGAGCAGCTATCACACATGCTGACTACTATGTCTCTCGGTGCGCTTGGACCAGAAAAGGCGTTTGCTGTTCAGGACAAGATGGCTGGTCGTGAGATTGATCGCGGAAAACTTGCAGAGACAATCCGCAGCAATCAGGCTGGTGAAGCACTTCAGGCGAGAGGGCAAAACCTTTCCTATCAGTCAGCAATGACTGGGCACAATATCGCAGCACAACGCTTGGCTCTGGATCAGCAAGAGTTCGGGTTTAAGATGCAGCAAGCGCAGGAAAAGGCTCAGCAGTTGATTAGCGAAGCACCTAAGCTGTCAGTAAACATGGAAAAAGGCATCGAGACGGCTGTAAACAATGCTACAGCATCATCAAACTCAGCCAATTCTATGAGTGCGCTTGCTCAACAGTTCAGAGCAGAAAAACCAACGACAGGTTTGTTCGGTAACGCACAGAACATGTTCGCAAAACTTACCGGAAGCGATACAACATTGCGTGATTTGCGCATTCGCCAAAATGCCCTTGTTAACAGTCAGGTTCTTAAATTCCTACCTCCCGGCCCAGCAACGGATAAAGACGTTGAGATCGTTCGACAGGGTGCGCCAACTGACATGGATAACCCTGAGACGGTCGCAAGATGGCTTGATGCAATGGCAAACCTTGAGCGACGAAACGCGCAGTTTAATGAGTTTAAAGCCGAGTGGATGAGCGCGAATGGCAACCCTGGACAATCGCGTAATGGCGGTCAGATATTGGGGTTGGATGTTAAAAAAGGTGAATCATTGGGGAGTGCCGTTAAGCGGTATATGTCAATGAATACTGACGCAGCACCAGCGCAAGATTCGACACCTTCAGGAGAAACACCGAATCAGGTTGGATCATATACCTCAAAATCAGGCATTCAATTTACGGTGGAATGATGAAAGTAACTGCAAACGGTAAGACATTTACCTTCCCTGATGGTACGAGCACGGAAGATATTGGCACCGCCATTGATGAGTATTTTGCTGGTCAGGCTGTTCAGCAACAAACAGTTAATCAGGACAATAATGCACCAACACGGGAAGAACCATCATTGATGCAACAAGCTGGCGATTGGCTCACTGGTGGTCAAAGTGCAGGGCAAATTGCAGAACAGGCTGGTCGTGGTCTGGTAAACATACCATTTGACGTATTGCAGGGTGGCGCAAGTCTGATTAATGCAATCAGCCAGGGGCTTGGTGGCCCCAAGGTTTTGGATGATGTTTATCGCCCTGTCGATCGACCGACAGACCCTTGGGCGCAAGCCGGTGAAACAATTGGTGGGTATCTCCTGCCAATTGGCACAGCGGCAAAAGTTGCTGGAGCGCCAGCAAAGCTCGCAGGAGACATCGGTTCCGCAGGAAACATGATTGCAGGTTCTCTTGCTGATGCTGCAAATCAGGAGGGTGATTTTGCACAAAATGCTGCCATTAACGGTGGTATCAATATTGGTGCTCAAGGCGTTCTTTCAGGTGTCGGGCGCGTTATTGCGCCAAGGGTTTCACAGGCTCTTGGTGGTGCAGCACTGAATTCTGCTAATGATGTTTCTAGGATGGCAAAGTCAGGTGCTGGGCGTCAGTCAATTGCCAGTCAGGCCGCTAATGTGTCCGAAGATGTAGCAAAAGCGGCTGAGTCTGCTGGAATTGATATAAACGCATTAACACCAGGAATGCGATCTGGAAGTCGTGGAATTGCACAAGCCGAAGGCGCATTGGCATCAACACCTGGAATTGTTCAGGACGCCCATCAGGCAGCATTTAACGAAATATCATCAAAGTTAAGTCGAAACCTTGATGAATTTGGGGCCACATCTGGAACGGCATCAGAAAAAAGTGCGGCTATAAAACAAAGGATTCTTCAAAATCTTGATCAGATGAAGGATGCCGAGCGCGCGGCATGGGATGACGTGCGGTCAACAATGCCAAATCAAAAAGCAAGAATGCTAAATGGTAATGCCGTTATTCAGGCAGAGCGATCTGCTGGCATACCGCTTACTCCTGAAATGAAACAGTTTGTTCAGGCAAACAATCAAGGTGGAGTAACATTTGATGGCATGAAAGCATGGAGAGCGAAATTTGCTGATGCGGAGCAAAAATATAAGCGTAGCGGAGAGGCAAATGCGGCAAGGAGAGCAGGGGAAATACGCCGGGCAATTACTGATGATATGCGCACAATGGCGGAAAACGGCGGATTTCTTGATGACTGGCAGAAAGCTAATGATCTGTCTAAAGCGAGGTTATCAGCACAAGAGAGTGCAGAGTCTGTTTTCGGGCGTGATTTGGCAACAGATGCACTGATTACGAATGGAGTAAAATCCCTTCAATCATCGTCAGCTAAAGGTCTTAATGGTCCTGCTGGATTCCATTCTATGATCCGCGCGCTGCCAGAATCAGAGCGTGTTCCTGCTATTTCATCAATGTTGCAAGATGCTATCTCGCATGGTGTACGTGGTGGCAAAGCTGATGCAGCAGGAATTAACCATATCGCAGAGATACTGACTCCACAAAATGTAAAAGCCATTAGCCGATATTCCTCAGAGCTTGGAAGAATTGCTGATGCATATGGCACTCTTGCAAGAGCAGCAGTGAAACCTCAGCAGTATATTGAAAGAACAGGTAGAACTGCCAATGTACTACGCGATCTGGATGCTGGTTTATCCAACGTCACATCAACAGTGTTAAATGCAATTGCCAATTCAACATCAGGTGCCATTGTTGGTGGCGCTGGAGGAGGCATTGCAGGCGCTGCCGCAGGTGCTTTAGTTGGCGCTGGGTTAAAAGGCGCTGTATCTAAAATTGCCACCACACGTAGTGGTCGGTATGCGATAGAGAAAGCAGTTCAGGAAGCAACTAAAGCAGTAAGAGCAGGCGGAAGCAAAGAAGCATTAGCGGCGGCGGAACGCAGATTTATGGCAAATAAGGCCGCCGTAAAAGCAATACGCGAGGCACTAGGAAACGAAGAGTTCCAGCGTTTAGCAAGGGCTGGAATTGTGGCATCGCTTAGCGGAATGGCACAGGAGTAATTAGTCATCCATGGATGGATTGAGCTTATCTCGTGTTGATGTGGCAATTTTACCAACATTTTTCAACCAAGATTTTAAGAAGGATATGTCGTCCTTAATATCATGAATATCCTCATTCTTTATACGATCAACCTTATCCTCTAGGCTCTCTATAGAACGCTCAATGCTAGACAGAGAGATTTTTAAGTCTCCTTGCTCACGTTCCAGTGAGGATTTGAGAGCACAATATTCGTTTTCTAGAATTCCTATTTTTTTTGTTAGAGAGTGCATTCGATACTCATACACCAAACTAGAAACGACTAATGCAGCCAACAGAAACCATTCAAGCACACCAACCTCCTTAGTTTTGCGCAGGATACCATGAAAAAAGTTAACATTGGAAACGTACCAAAAATGCTCGTTCCGCTCTTTGAGAGCGGTACAATTGTGTTTTGTAGAGACTTTCCAGAATGGCAACGCCTGCATCAAAAACTTGGTGTGGACGTGCAGGACTCGGATGCCAACGGAGCGTCTCATACAATGAGCAGCGAGAATGGTGTTTTGCATGTGATAGGCGTGTTCAATGGCAAACTATCTACTATTGCCCATGAGTGCGCTCACATGGCATTCGATATCTGCTCAAGGGTCGGTGTTGATGTTGAACCAGGAAGAGCCAACGAGACTTACTGCTACTTAATGAGCAGGCTTGTTGAGTTCTGCGAGCGACATATCAAAAAGCCGGAGTGACCCGGCTTGATTATTACTTTTTGCTGTCTGGAGTTCGCTTATCTAATACCCAGCCATGACCTGGCTTTGTTGTTGGTGGAAGCCTTTCGTTGTCCTTGACGGTGGCAAAATTGTCTTTCTTACCGCCGCGCGGGCCAACTTCTTGGTATATTCCGCCGTTTTTTCCTGTGTTTTCACCTGGTTTTTTCGCCATGATATACCTCAACATGCACTCGTTATTGGGCGATTAAATATTGATCTCATTTTATGAGTAGTCAATATGGTCCAAAAAAGGCAAAAATTAACCCACCTTCAGGTGGGTTTTTTGTTTAGCAGTTCTCTCAACTTTTCGTTCTGCTCTCTGAACTTTTCCTGTATTTCTTTTTGCATGGCGATAACCTGGGCTTGAAGTTGAACTAGCGCATCAACATTTAGCGGAACCGAGACGCTGTTGATTTTATCTGCTATTTCCCCGAGTGTATTTTCTGCATTCAAGGCATCTTCCAGTATCTGAACAATCTCTGAGTTCATTGATCTGCCGTTACGTTTGGCTCGTTCAGCTATAGCATCCCGCATTCCTGCAGGAAGCCTGATATTGAACCTATCCATTTCATGACTAGGGAACTTGCTCATATGACCTCAACGTAAAGATGTTCGCTAAACAATAGCACCAACTTGACATCAAAATAAATGGTGTTAAATTGGTTCTAGAACCAAGTTGGTATCATTATAGGAGGATTACTTATGAAAGATGTGCTTTACACAGGTCGTAAAAGTCAAAGTTTTCAGCTTCGTTTGCCAGCGCGAATGAAGGAGGAGATTAGACGTGTTGCTGAAATGGATGGAATTTCTATCAACTCTGCGATTGTGCAGCGACTGGCTAAAAGCCTGAGAGAGGAAAGAGCTAATGCCCAGTAAAAATAGTGAAGCCCAGCAGTGCGCGAACACAAACTGGGCCTCTATGTCAGTAACCGTATGCAAGGAAACTAACATGAATATTGTAGCAAAATCAGATTACAACTTCCACGGAGTTGAGTTGGTGCCCACCCGTGATATGCATGGTGTTTGGTTTACATCATCTAATATTGCATCTGCACTTAAATACGCAAATAGTCGTGCAGTAACAATGATTTATAACAAGTATAGCGATGAGTTTAGCGCCGGAATGACTCAGGTACTCGAAGTGAGTACCTCAGGAAATTATCGCAAAAAAGTGCGAGTTTTCTCACTACGCGGTGCCCACCTAATCGCGATGTTTGCTCGCACTCCGGTAGCCAAAGAGTTCCGCCGCTGGGTGCTGGATATTTTGGATCGGCAGGCAGAATGCTCACCGATTGCAAAACAGTTTACTGACGAAGAACTGGTTAATCTCTGCTACTTACAATTGTGGATGGAGAAGAGTCAACAAATGTGCAAACACATCTACCCAGGAATGAAGCAAATTGGTTCTGAGCTTTCAGGAAGGATTTACGATATTGCATATGAGACTCGCTACATGTCAGAAGAAACCAAGAAATCACTTCTTCGTGAAATGAAGAATCTTGATACCAACAATTTTGTCGTAAAGAACGCTCAGCCAATACTGGCAAAACTGCGCGGCGAGGAATGGATTCATTGATTGGTGCGCCGGACGGCGCAAAAAGAAAACCGCCAGTGTGCTGCTGGCGGCCTATGTCACACCCTTACTACCACATAAGGAATGCCTAATGACTTTTAAGAATGTAGCAAACATCGGATCCGTTGTCACGGATAAAACCATTGACAGCCAAAGTCTTCTGATGATGGTTAATGAAGCTCGCAAGTTATGTGGAGAGCCATCAGTACGTAACAACAAATTCATCGAGAAAATTGAGGATGAATTGGAGGGCGAGACCTACACAAAAAGTGTAGGTCGGAAAAACGGGGCTGACATTGATGTTATCTCCATGACTATCAAGCAGGCGCTTCGTGTTGCTGCTCGCGAATCTAAAGCAGTTCGCCGAACACTTGTAGACAAACTTGAAAGTATGCAGGAAGCACACATTAAAAGCGGTAAATCAGCGAGTGGACTTGTTGAGTATCGTCAAGCGCGAACATTGAAAATGACGGTTGAAGCTGTTACCAATCTGTTCGATCTGATGCCAAATCTTGCGCCTGAGGCAAAGCAGACTGCGGCAGCAAGCATAATCAACCCGATCGTTGGTTTTAATGCAATACCTCTTCCAGCAATAGAAGAGCATTACTACTCAGCAGGGGAGGTTGCAGAGCAGCTTGGAGTAACGGCCAACAAGATTGGTCGCATTGCTAACGCAAACAACCTCAAAACTGAGCAGTACGGCAAGTTCTTCCTAGATAAATCTGCGCATTCCAGCAAACAGGTAGAGGCGTTCCGCTACAATGCGGAAGGTGTTAAAGCACTACAACACCTGATTCATGGGAGTAATGTTGCATAATGGCAAAGAAAAAATATGGCATTATGCCGCCAAGAATCAAAGGAAGAGCCAGGGTAAAAGGCGATGCTGGAAGGTATCACATTCTTGGAGTTCTGTGGCATGAGAGAGCTTTAATTTTAAGTAGACCTCATGGGTACATTGAAAAGGTATCTATAGATAGAGTAGAGATTCTTCCCCTTACACCTGAAGAAGAAGAAACGTACGGACTTTTTGATAACTAACCAACTAAACCCGCTTAATCGCGGGTTTTTTCTTTTCTAAGGATATCAGCCACAACTTCTTTTACTCGTTCCGAGATTAATGAGGCCAGCCTCTCTTCTTCATCACGATACCCGCTTACAGGTGATGGTTTGGAGAGTGATTCTTCCATCGTAGCCACAATTTCGGAATTGATAGACCTGTTATTCATTTTTGCACGTTGCTTAATCTTAGCGTGCAACTCGTGCGTAAGCCTCAAGTGGAACTGCGCCTCATCGTATTTGCTGTACATCATCAATGCCTCACCAAATGGGTGGAATGGCATCGTAAAACCTACTGTACAAATCAACAATCGTACCATTTCGGTATGCAACAAACACCAACCGTAGCCATGCTGCGGCGATTCCTTGTATCTGGAGCAAATTAAATGACAGATTCAATAAATGCCAATGTTGTAGTAAGCATGCCTTCGCAACTCTTCACTATGGCGCGTTCTTTTAAAGCGGTTGCCAATGGCAAAATTTATATCGGAAAAATTGACACTGACCCGGTAAATCCTGAAAACCAGATTCAGGTTTATGTAGAGAACGAAGACGGTTCTCACGTTCCTGTTTCGCAACCAATCATCATTAACGCTGCTGGTTACCCAGTATATAACGGACAGATTGCCAAATTCGTAACTGTGCAAGGTCATTCGATGGCTGTTTATGATACGTACGGTGCGCAGCAGTTCTATTTTCCTAATGTGCTGAAGTATGACCCTGACCAGTTCCGGCAGGAGCTAGAGAGAGAGTTTGCAAGCGGGGCATTCCCTGAAACAGTAAAGTATAAGTATGGATTACCATCTGTTGTTGATGGTGCCGTATACAGAACTGTTCAGGATAAGCTTGATGATTTTGTGTTCCTTGAGGATTTCGGAGGAAAAGACGACGGAGGTATTACTGATAACTCTTTAGCATTTAAGAAGGCGTTTGCATCAGGTGCTAAGAAAATTTATCTCAGAGGATCTGGTGTTTATGCCATGGCTACTCGTGATATTGAGTTGCCTGCCAGGTATGAAATTATAGGTAATGCAAAAAATCCAGAGATTAAATATCTAGGTTCTGATTCAACCTTCACTATGTTTACCCTTACAGGGTCTGGCCCGGCTGCTAGTCAGTGGAAACAGGGTGGCATCTTTAGGGATGTGATCATTTCATCTGATACAGTAATTAACTGGATGGTTTGCCGACATGTCCAGAACTTAGATTTCGACAGAGTGTACTTTTACAACTCAAGAACTTTAATGAACAACTATCACTATGTTAACTTCTTTAGATGTGAACGTTGGTCGAGCGGATTTGAAGGCAGATCAGACCTTAACACAGTAAATTTCATTAGCGAGTCTCCAAAATTTTTGATGTGCTTTAGCTCAAACTCACCTATAGATGTTTGGGATACAGCAGACCTTAGTATCACTTTCTGCACCTTTTTTGCGGGAGATTATGCAGTACAGACTAAAGTTACTCTGGTATCGCCAACAGCGCTGGACCAATTTGCTGGATACCAGGTATTTATATCCAACTCTGTTTTTGATGCAGTTTCTGGTAGCGCATGGTTACTTAACGGCATTGCGTACGGATCTATCATTGGTAACTTTGTGTCATCTGGGCGTGATGCGACAGCTTCCGGTGCTGTTGTTGATGGTGTCCGTTCAA